TATAATTATTTTATAATTAACATATGATCTTATATTATTTTATAATTATTTTATAATTAACATATGATCTTATATTATTTTATAATTATTTTATAATTAACATATGATCTTATATTATTGTATAATATTCTATAATTATTTATAATTATTTTATAATTAACATATGATCTTATATTATTGTATAATTATTTTATAATTAACATATGATCTTATATTATTTTATAATTATTTTATAATTAACATATGATCTTATATTATTGTATAATTATTTTATAATTATTTTATAATTAACATATGATCTTATATTATTCTATAATATTCTATAATTATTTATAATTATTCTATAATTAACATATGATCTTATATTATTTATAATATTTTATAATTAACATATGATCTTATATTATTGTATAATATTCTATAATTATTTATAATATTTTATAATTAACATATGATCTTATATTATTTATAATATTTTATAATTAACATATGATCTTATATTATTGTATAATATTCTATAATTAACATATGATCTTATAATTATTTTATAATTATTTTATAATTAACATATGATCTTATATATTGTATATTATTTTATAATTAACATATTATTTTATAATTATTTATAATTATTTTATAATTAACATATGATCTTATATTATTCTATAATTATTTTATAATTAACATATGATCTTATAATTATTTTATAATTATTTTATAATTAACATATGATCTTATATATTGTATAATATTCTATAATTATTTTATAATTAACATATGATCTTATATTATTTTATAATTATTTTATAATTAACATATGATCTTATATTATTTTATAATTATTTTATAATTAACATATGATCTTATATTATTTTATAATTATTTTATAATTATTTATAAAAATAATAGTAATTACTAATATATAATTTTATTTATTATAAATCTTAAATTATAATATAATAATGTTTTTTTATAATTTGGTAAATTATTAAAAATAAATACACGACATAAATTACTATTTAATGGAGTTAATATTAATTTAATATCTTTTAAAGAATCTGAATTTAAATTAATATCAACAGTATTTGAATGTATTTTTGATACTTTGTAATTTGTTGTATTATTTAATTGGATTAATTTATTTATTGCAACATCTAATCCAATATTTATATCATCAATAAATAAATTATTAAACTTAGATAAATCAGGATAAATATCTTTTATTGGATAACTACAAGAATTATTAATAAATAAACATCTATCATATGTAATTAAATTAGATTTAATATCTATATTTATAATTTTATTTAATGAATAACATCTATCATATTCAATTAAATTTGTTTTAATATCTATATTCGTAATTTTCTTTAAAGGATAATATGTATTTGAATATAATAAACTAGCAGATATTAAAGAACGAATTAACATTATTTATTATAAATTCGTATTTATTTATTATTATTATATTTTGGTTTATATCATATTTTATTTATTTGTAATAGGTATTTCAACATATTCATTATATTGAAACTTTGGCATTATAGATCCTATATCCGTATCTATTGATTCTTTTATAGTTGTATATTTATCACTCTCATATTCTCTATAATTTTGTTGCCTACCTAATGTTGTACATACAGGTGGATTATGTTCATTTAAAGTTCTAAATGGCATACTATGAGATATTGGATTATATACTTTCTTTTTACGTATTGATACATAACATTTATCAGATTTTGCATTTTCAGCCAATCTAAGACGTTCCGCTTCTTCTTTAGCTCTTTTAGCATCTTCACGATCTTTGTTTGCTTGTAATTTTTGTCCATTAAATAATTGTGTAAATATACTTGAAGTTCCATTTTTTAAATCCTCTTGTTTAATAGCATTCGCTTGATTATGTAATTCTAATAATATAAAGTGTTTATAAAATATTTCACGTAAAACATATTTATTCATTACAACTGTTTCAAGCACTTCAATTTCAAAAGGTTTGTATTTTTCAGAAGATAAACAAGCAATATATATATACATATCAAATTGAAAATGTATTAATAATGATCTTAAATATGGTAACATATTTGTATATGGTTCTTCATTATGATAATTGAAATATAATTGTCTTAATATTTGAAATAACATTCGTTCATAAGTTTTAAATTCTAATTCATATTCAACTGCATTTAACTGCGTTTCCTTCATATATTCATATTCAAGACTATTATACAATATTGTTATCATAAATGTTTCATCTACTTCTTGTGTTAATAATTTATAACGATATATTTTAATTTCTTTTCCAGTTGGTGGTCTTCCTAAAATATGTCTATAATGTTTTATTATTATATGATCATAAATATTATGTATATCTTCATCATCTATTGGCATATAATATGTCAAATATGCATCTCTTATAGGTGTCTCTATTGATTCCGATTCAATATACGTTGAACTTCGTGGAATTATATCACGATCAAAATCATATTGTTTTTCAGTATATTTTTCTATTCCATAATGATATGTGATTATATAAACAATTAATATTACTAATATTATTAAGAGTATTCTATACATTCTATTTAATCAATAGTAATAAAATTATGAATACTACCGATACAATTATAATTGGTGAAGGTTTTTTTGGTTTATTTGTAGGAATTAAAATTGCTGAAAAAGGATATAATGTTAAAATATTTGAAATGAATGCTAAACCATTATTTATAACTAATTTAAGATTAATATTTCCAGAACAATATACATATATCAAAAGATTTTTAAATAAATTAAATATATCTTATACCATTATACATAATAACAATACAACGATTGCATCTATTATTTCAAATTTAGATAAAATGCCCACATCCCTACAAAAAGATACTTTATTCAAAGATACTTGTAATAATATTTTAAATAAATATAATATTAATTTACTTAAAAACGAAATATATGAAATTGATTTTTTATTTAATATTGATACAGAAAGTGCTATTCAATTAATTAAGAAAAATTATATTAATATTCAACAATATATTAAAGTTACGGAATCGAGTTTAAGCATCTTAAAAAAAATGCGTGAATATTTTAAAAGCTTAAATGGACAAATACATTATAATAATAGAGTTTTTTCATTAAATATTAATAGTTCAAATCAATTCATTTGTAATATTAATAATCGTAATTGGTATTCAAATATTTTAATATCTACAATTAATATTGAAAATCTATTATTAATTTCTGATTGGAATGATCATATTAAAAATTATTTAATTAATATAATCAATCTAAAAAATAAAAAAGTTTATAAATTAATTTTAAATAAATGTCGCATTTCTATACCAATTAAATATAAAACAGGTATTAAAAAATTCAATTTTAATATTCGCAAATCACCTAATATATTAGGTAATGATTCCCATTTTTATGTATGTAATGAAGACTTTAGTAATACACCTTATTGGATTAATGGAACTATTGATATTGTTAATGAAATTACTAAATATATTTAATTAACTAATATTTTCACTTAATTTCATATTTCTATAAGCAATCATTACTTCATCTTGATTCTTTATTGGTAAATTATTATATTTATAACTTACAAATCTTTCACGATTACTTGTTCCACGATGAGATAAAGTTTTTAAAGGTAAAAGATCAGGTAATTCTTTTGTTTCTATTATTTTATCATCTACACTTAAATAAATTGTTGGAGGAACTTTATCTCTTCCATTTGGCATATAAAAACTATTCGGATAATCAAATGTTGCACCATAACTATCACTTGTTATATGTTTAATATTTGGTGTATTATCAAATGCTATATCATAACAAGGGAATGGTAATCCACTACCGGAATAATTACTCATTCTATCTATTGGATTTGCAGCTAATAATTTAGCTTTACTAAAAGGTTGTGTAATTTTACCAGTTATAACAACTTTATTACCTTTTAACTGAATATTCATTTTATATTATATATAATATATTTTTAATAATTACGTCCATCACCTAATCCTTTTGAATTTACTTCATTACGCGAACACGAAACTGCATTACAAGATACTACATATCGTTCAGGATGAACAATATCTTTATTTACTATATTACTACAAGGAACACAATCTGCTACATCACGTAAAGAATTCTTTCTTTGTCTTTCCATTTCTTTTTCAGCATTTTGTTGTAAATACATTCGAATATTGTAAGAACTTACTTGTTTATTGCTATTTGTTAAAATACTATTTAATTCTTCATTAACCGCACATCTAGGTTTATAATCTGTTGTTACTCTACCATCTGCCATCCACATAGGACACGATTTAGTTTCAAGTGGTTTAGAACATCCTTTATTACAACTCATTGTTTATTTATTTCATTATATATTTTTTATAAATATATAAATACAATTATCTTGTGATACATCTTGTAATATATTAAAATCAGTATATAAATCTTCTGTATCAAAATTACTTAAAGCAGAATCTAACAGTGTATTTCCTGATTCTAAATTCTTTAATTGTTTATAAAAATCTGTATTATAATCTATATATTTCTTACATATATTATATGGATTTTTTTCATCTTTTCCAAGTGAAACATCTTTAATATAAAACATTTTATCTTGAGTTAAATCATTATAACTATTTACATCTAATACATCCAAATATTTATTTATTTCTTTTTTATCTTTTTCATATGCACAACTCTTTTTGTGATAATTACAACCCTTATAATTACAATGTTTTGTTAAATATACTTTCTTTTTTACACAAATATCATTCTTATGACGATACAAATATTCATCATCTCTATAATCTGATATTATTTGATTCTTACATTCAGTATAATCACCTTTTGCATTATCTAATAATTTATTTTTTAATTCACTTTTTACCATATCTAATGATATTATTTCATCTTCAATACAATTTGTATCTTTAATATCTCTGTTTTCATCAGAATCTAAAATTATTATATTATTATCATTTGTAAAATCTATTGATTCAAAACCTAATTGATTTATATTAAAACATTTTAAATTATTATTTTTTATTTCATATTTACCATCACAAAAATGATTCTTAAATATATAAAAATTCACTTTACGCGTAATAGGACTAAATTTTAATGTATTTATATCTAATGTAAAAAAATATTTTATAAATTGATTACCATCTTCATATGGTTCTATTGTTTTTGTTTTTTTATTATATTTAACAATTCTTATATTATTTATATTAACAACGGAAGGTTTTTCCAGTTGTTCTATATTTATATCAACATTATTACATTCTATTTTTAATAAAATTATACTTTCATCAACATCATCTGAAGATGTTTTTATTTGATCTATTTTATCACATATCTCTGTAGTTTTATTTTCCATTCTATTAAATAAAACTTTATTTTTATTTAATGTTGATCTATCAGGTTGTATATTTTTATCAAATATTCTTATGTCATTATTATTAAAATAACAATAAGACCAATCTGAATTAGATTCATCTAATTCATTTAAAATCAATTTTTTATCTAAATATTGTGTTCTATTTAATTTATCTAAATCTATTTTATTTGTTTTTATTAAAGAATTATTATTTAATTTATCATTATAAGTTTCTTTTATTAATTCTTTATTTTCAAATGATTCTTCATTAAAATATTTATATAATAATTGTAATTCTCCATATTCATAATATTTTTCATTATTAATTTGTTGATGTTTATAAATTATACAATCTTGAAAATATTCTTTTTTATTACAATCATATAACATTAAACATATTAATAATAAAATCAAAAATATTAATATTATTCTATTATCTATCATTCTATAAAACTCTTTGTTTATGTATAAGGTAATTTATTAATAAAAGATACTGTTTTCATACATTGATCATTATAAAAAATATTAGTATTATGTGCATCTGTTATTTCATTATTATATATATCTAATTTACATACTTTATTATAATCCTTAGTATCACAATATTTCGCACTATTATTTATATCACATAATTCATCTAATTTATTTTTTAATTCTACATTTGTTAATTTATAATACATTTTCTTCTGTTTATCATCATCTTTTAAGTTATTATCAATTAAATGATATTTTCTATAATCGTTTTCATTTACTTTTAATTCTCCAAATTCTATCTTATGTTTTTCTTTAAATTCTTTTAACATTTCTTTATAATACTCTTGGGTTTCTTTTAATTCTTCTAAATTTTCTATTAATTCTTCCAATTCATAAGACACTAATTGTTCATTTAAATTATTAAATTTATTAGTTCTTTCTATTATCTTTTGTTCTTTTTTTATTTCTAATTCTTCTATCTCTCTCTCTAATATTAATATCTCTTTATTTAAATTACGTAATTCATTTATAATAATAGATAATTCTAATTTTATTTCAGTTAATCTCATATCATTTTGCGTAATATTTAAATTTAATTCTTCTATTTTTTTCTCTAAATCCGTTTTTTCTTTTTGTTTTTGAGTTCTTTCTACAGTTAAATCGGTTGTATCTAAAGATTTATATTTATTATCCAATTTTACTAATTTACTAATAATATTATTTTCTATTTTTATTGGATTTTCTAAAACTAATAAATATTCTAACCATATATCATTTGATGATACATTCTTAATTTCTTGTTTTTCTCTTTCAATATTTGTTCGTTCTTCTTTTTGTTTAGTTATTGTATTATTTAAAATTGTTATATTATTTTTTAAAGCAATAATACTAGTTTCAGTAGTTTTTAATAATTTTTTATAATCTAATTGTTCTAATATTATTATGTTTTTTTCAGTTTCTAAATCTGTTTTTATTTTATTTTTATTTTGACGAATTGTCATTTTATCTAATTTTTTTGTTGTTTTAATATTAATATCTCCTTGTAATTTTTTAACTTTTTCATTTAATATTTTATATTCGTCAATAGTATCAATAATACGTTGTAAATTATTTATAATTAAGTTTTTATTTAATTCTTTTGTAATTTTAATTTTCTTAGATGTAAATAGTTCTATATTAGTCGTATTAAAATGTAAAATAGCTAATATAACTAAAAGAAATATCAATATTAACAATTCCGATTTAAACATATTTATATATAAAAAATATAAATGTCTCTTGATGATATACAATTTTTAAAAACACATAGTTTCAAACAACATTATACATTTATTATAGATTCTAAAGATCGTGATTATATTAATAATCCACATCCAAATAATTATACTATTAATTTTACTGAACCTTTCAAAAATGTTTTTGGTTTAGAAGTTATTGATGCTTCCGTTCCTCGCACTATGTATAATGTTGATATTAATAATAATACACTTCTCTATTATGTAGAAAATGTAGAAACTGATATTACTAATGTTGAATTATTAAATTATACTAAAATTGAAATTGATATTGGTGATTTCTCATTACCACAATTAATACAATTAATAAATAAAAAATTAATAGATCTTAAAATAGAAAGTTTAAGTACCCCACCAGATGTTAAAAATAAAATAGCTTTTACATCATCAAAACCTTTTGTATTAGATATGAATAATTCAACATTACGTAATACTTTAGGTTTTAATCTTTCACAAAATGTTAATAATGGATTCTTTACTAAAATTAATGATCCGGTAATTACCAAAAATAATAATAAATTTAGATATTTTATTAGTAAAAAAGATAATTCTACATATAGGATTGAAGCACCAGGTATTGTTGATCTAATTGGTGAAAAATATGTAATTCTTAATTGTCCAGAAATTGAAGAACATTCTACATTATCTTTATCATATTCTAAACATAATTTAGGATTAGCAAGATTTAAATTAGGAACATTAGGATATAATGATGAGAATATATCCATACAAAAAACAAGTGTAAGAGAGTTTCATCCAATTGGTAAATTTGCTAAAATGACTTTAACATTTAAAACACAAAATGGATTATTATATGATTTTAAAGGTGCAAATCATAATATAACATTTAAAATATATTATTATCAAGCAGAAACAAATATACCTTTTGATAAATCAATTTTAAATCCAAATTATAATCCAGATGTTCTTCAATACAAAATGAATCAAATTAATAAACAAGATTCGAGTGATGACGAAGAATCCGAAGAATCCGAAGAAACTGATTAATTATTTAGATCCTTTTTAGCTTCTTTAAAAGATTCTTTTTTTTAGCCTCTTTAAAAGATTCTTCTTTTTTAGCTTCTTTAAAAGATTCTTCTTTTTTAGCTTCTTTAAAAGATTCTTCTTTTTTAGCTTCTTTAAAAGATTCTTCATTTGTTAATGCTTCTACAACTTTACTAACAAAGTTTTCATTTTTAAAATAAGATTTATGTTGTTTCATAAACTCAATTATTTTAAAATCATCCACATTATCTTTAAAATACTCAGTTATTTCTCTAATAATAAAAGATTCTTTTGAATTTTTATTTTTAAAGCTTTCTTGTTTATTACTAAAATAATAACAACCAAATACAATAGATAAAATTGCTAAAATTGCAAATATAATACAAACAATTATTAGTTTATCTGAAATATCCATTTTTATTATAGGTGTAGATAATAAAAAGTATTATGTTTGATGGAACAGAACTTTCACTTGTTTACGGAGATATGCAGGAACCCGAAATACAACAACAACAAATTCAAGAACCACCGCAAAAAATTAAACAACAACCATTAACACCACAACCAGAAGCAATGTATCAACAACAACAACCCGAACCAAAAATTATATATAAAGAACCTCAAATATCATTTTGGGATAAATTAGGACAAACAAAAGGTGATGTATTTAAATTATTCTTATTTGCTTTAGTTATTTTAATTGCTATTGCATTTGATCGTTTAATTTTCACTTACCTTAAATATTATATTGAAAATAATATGCTTGATGGAACAAATGAATTTATTATTCGTTTAGCATATCCAGTTGGAATAATTGTGGTAATTTGGTTATTAAAAAGTATTTAATAATTAATTTAATGTTATTTTTATATAATAAATATGATTGATAGTCTCATTATTACTCCTATTAAATATATTTTAAAATTATTATACAAATTTATAACAGGAAAATCATACGAATATTTAGAAAAAAATACATTAATTAAATATAGTTTATATATTATACTTTTTATTGTATTGCTATTGTGTTTAATATCAATATTATTTAATAGTTTTAAAGGTATATCAGAGATACTTAAGTCTCTTTTTAATCTTTCAGCTTACGAATATATTGAAAATAAATTAAACATTGATATTGAAGGCAATGTAAATAGCTTATATATACCAGAGTTTATTGTATCTTGTCTAGGTCTTGCATCACTTATTAGTATTTTATTATATATTATATCATTTGAAAAATTTACAAATAAAGAATTTAATGTTTCATTTAGTAATCCTATATTAAGTATAGATAAAAATGAAGATCTTAATAGTGAAATATTAAATACAAATAATTAGACTATACTATAATATTTTCATTGAAAATAATAAATAGAAATATAATTTAATCGCCTTAAAATTATAAAAATGAATATTATTAAAATTATATTAGTTTTATTAATTTTCTTATATATATTAAAAATTATTAGTATTGCTATATTAATATTTTATCAAAAAACAAATTCAGATAAAATAGATAAAGAATACACTGGTATTTCAGAAGATTTTATAAAACTTATTGATATTGATTTTATGAAAACCGCATTCGATGAAAATAATAATTTTAGTGAAACATTTAGAAATATTACACCTCAAGGATTTAAACAAATTTTTACACATACATTACTCATTAATCTACACAACAATGTTCCTGATATGAATACTAAAATTAATGAGTTTTTAAAAAATAAAGATGTTAAAGTATTAATTTCATTATATATGAATAATGCAAATGATATTTCTACTAATTTACTTGATTATGGTGATGAAAGTATAATATTCATTCAAAATACTTTAAGTAAAGTTGAAACAAACGTTTATATATTATTAAACTTTTTAAAAGAACAAGAATATCCTATTACTATTATAATTGATACATTTCTTATTGTAATGATATTTTTATACTTTATTGTATATATTCTATATCATAATTTAACTACAATTATTATAATTACTCTAATTGTATTAATTATAATAATAACTATTATTATGGATAATAAAACTTTTTTACAAATAATTATTATACTTGGTTTATATATAGGAGTCTTTGGAATATTTGGTTATAAATTATATCAACAAATAAATAAATAAATTAAAAATAACAATGAATAATATTAAAGATAATATTAATAGTTTATTTGAAAGTTTTTATTATGGATTTATATTAAATTTATTAATATTTTTAATTGTGTTAATTTTAATATCTATAGTTATAATACCTTTCTTATTAATAGAAGATGAAATAATAGTTTTTTTTACTCAAAATGCTGAAAATAATGAAGATATATTGATTTCTGAATTAATTAAATATAAAACTGTTATGTATAAATGGTGTAATTTAGATAATTTTAAAAATTTAAATAGTTTTTTTAATTATAAATTTTATACACCTGTTGTATTAATCTATTATGCTTCTATTTTAATTTATTTTACATTTATTATACTTGCTTTTCAATACTTTTTATCACTATTATCAGCTGTTGATATGAATAGTTTTTATGAAAATAAAAAAAATAATATACTTTTATTCGTAATTATTTTTATCTTTAGTTTATGGTTAATTATTTATATCGCTTTTAATAAATTTATATTACAATTTGCTAATAAATCTTTTGAATATAATAATAATATTGATGATACTATTGATAAAATTATCAATAATACTACTATATTCCCAGACGATGAAGATAAAAAAGAACTCTTTAAGAAAATTATTTTAGATAAAAATCATCCTAAAGATCATATCATAAAATATTATCAAAATTTAGTTAGTAAATTTACAAAAGAAGATGAATATGCAAAGTTTATAGTTTTATATATAATATTACAATATATTAATGATGTTAGTACTAGAATTAATAGTAAAAAATATAAAGATGATATTAATACTTATTTATTAAATCCTTTAAATAGTAAATTTTTATTTGCAGGTTTTAATTTAGAAAATTATAATTTAAAAGATTTTTATTTAAGCAAAATTAAAACTGAAAATATTATTGATCATTTATTTAAAAATGATCAATATTTAGATAAATTAAAATCTCAAGATACTAACTTTATTACTAAAATTAAAATAGAATATGATAGATTACTTGAAAAAGATATATTTAAAAATTTAGAAGAAACAAATAGAAATATTGAATATATACAACCACACGTTTATGCTATCTTTATATTAATTATTATTATGATTATTATTTATATTTCCGTTTATCTTTTTAAAAATCCAGAAATAATTAATAAATTTGGCAATTCTATTAAACAATCTATTGCTACTGTAGCATCCACCGATTTAATGAACAATATTAATAAAAAAAATCAAGAAAATAAAGATCTTGTAGAAGATCAAGAAAATAGAGATCCTGAAAAAGATCAAGAAGATGGAGATCTTGTAGAAGATCAAGAAAATAGAGATCTTGTAGAAGATCAAGAAAATAGAGATCTTGTAGAAAATCAAGAAGATGGAGATCCTGAAAAAGATAAAAAAAGATGGAGATCCTGAAAAAGATCAAGAAGATGGAGATCCTGAAAAAGATAAAAAAGATGGAGATCCTGTAGAAGATCAAGAAGATGGAGATCCTGTAAAAGATAAAAAAGATGGAGATCCTGAAAAAGATAAAAAAGATGGAGATCCTGAAAAAGATAAAAAAGATGGAGATCCTGTAAAAGATAAAAAAGATGGAGATCCTGAAAAAGATAAAAAAGATGGAGATCCTGAAAAAGATAAAAAATAAAAGAAAATGGAGTTAATAAATAATGTAATATTAAATTATTGGAACAATTACAAGTAGTTATGTAAAACAATATAGTAGTAATAACTAAATATATTATATCTACTAATTAAATCATAATAGGTATTATAAGTATGTTTGATTCTTTTGGTAAATCAAATATATTTAATAAAGATATTATTGGTTCTCTTGTAATTATAATTATAATTTCAATAATTCTAACTTCAGAAGTTAGTAATATTATATCACCATTTAGTATAATTTTATTAATTATTAAAGTTTCTTTTGGAATAAGTAAAATAAATGGATTAAATAATTATTCTGATAATCATTTTACAAATATATCAGCAAATATATCTGACATACTAGAAAATACTAAAAATAAAGAAACTATATATATTGATGTTCTTAAGAATTATTTACCAGTCATAATTTTAAATGGTTTGTTAATGATTACATTATATGTTATATTTACTACTAAATTACGTGTAGAATTATCATTAGCTAGTAATTGTGCTAAAAGTAATTATACTGTTGAATATACTACTTTACGTAAAAAAATTAATGATTTTGCAAGAAATAATGATGAAATGCTTAAATCATATTTAATTATATTAATTATTTGTTTCGTATCAGCATTATTAATAATATTTTATATATTATATAATGATATTATTGAAATACAATATGTTATTATCATTCCTATATTAATATTTTTAATAATATTCGCTAGTATGATTATAGATAGAATTGATAAAAATAATTTTGATAATCATTTTGATGACGATGAAACCTTAAATAATGCTAAAAGTTTAAAACAAGCAATTGAGTATTTTAAATTTCTTGCATTACCTTTTATTGGTTTATTTGGTGTATCATTACTTATTGTATAATTATTTTTTTAAACATTTATAGTAATAATAAAATGTTATTAGAAAACTATAATTGTAATATTGATAATCTTCATAATTTTTTAGCATTAGAACTAAAAGATAGCATTATTATACCTGTTTTAACATCTAATATTGCTATTAATAGTGGTAATGATGATTATAGTAATTTTGCTTATAGTAATTTTGAATTAAATTGTAATATTGAATCGAATTTAGAGAGTAATATGACAATAGATTTAAATAAAAGTAAATTAAAACATAGTATTATAAAAAATATAGCATATAAGAATGATATTAAAACACGTCAAGATGCTGAATATTATTTTAATAAAATAAGTGTTAGTAATGATCCAGATAAAATACCATATTATTTAGATTTTGTTAATGAATTTAAATTATTAAATGATGTTATTGAAAAATCTGATAATAAAAATGTGAGTGATCCTTACAAAAATACTAATAAATCTGCAATAGAACTTAAAAGTTTTATTGTAAAAGAACTTAATAATAAAAAATTATTAGAAAAAGCTATAGATACTTATTTAGGTCCTACAATATTAAATAAATACAATGTAATAGATATTGTAATATGTTGTGCGATCATTATAATAGCAATATTATTATATTCAAGCAAATCATTAATGAATATATATATTAGTGGTATATTATTAATAATGTTTGTATTAATGATTGTATTTATAACAATATTATTTATTTAATTAGTGTAAATAAGTAAATATATAAATTATATA